GACCTTGCGTTTGGAAGTGATGTAACTGCACCAACTTCTAATAGACACAGAAGATGGGATGCAACTTCAGGCTTAGTAGCTGGTGACGTAACTGCTGTAGAAGCAGCCGATACCATTACTTATGAATGTATTGTTGCTCTAAAAGCTTATGCTAAAGATAACTATATCAGAGGCGTAAGAGGTGCTGGTGGAGAAGAGGTATATCACCTTTTTGTATCTCCACAAGTAATGGCTGACCTTAAACTTGATTCAGATTTCTTGGCTAACGTCAGAAATGCTGGAGTCAGAGGACCAAGCAACAGCTTGTTCTCAGGTTCTTCAAGCTTGATGGTTGACGGCATTATGGTCCATGAGTTCAGACATGTGTTTAACACTGCTAATGCTCTTACTGGAACATCTGCAAATGCCGGTTCTGCTGGATATAAGTGGGGCGCTGATGCTGACATCAACGGTTCTGCTGCTTTATTCTGTGGAGCACAAGCTCTTGCTATGGCAGATATTGGACTTCCTGAAATTGTTGAAGACACCTTCGACTACGGGAACCAAAACGGTATCTCTATTGGCAAAATCTTCGGTCTTAAGAAGCCTAAGTACAACAGCGACTACAATGGTGGCGTTGAAGACTTTGGTGTTATTAGATTGGATGTTGCATACTAAGTATGCTTTTGTGGGTGGTTCATTTTGAGCCACCCCTTTTTTAGGAGTAAATTATGATCATCGTATCAGACATAGACAGGTATATATCAACCACCTGGGGCGCATCAATCAGATTGGAAGCTGGCGTACCAAAAGAAGTTGGAATGGATATTGGAATTTTTTGTTTACAAGAAGGGTGTACAGAAGTTAAACCTAATTTTAATAAAGAACAAAAACCAAGCGAATCAATTAGCGAGGTTAAAGTAGAAGAGTCTACACCGAAAAAAGCGCCGGCTAAAAAACCAGCGAAGAAAACAACTAAGAAATAATGGGAACACTAACGGGCACTAATATTATTGATAGAGCTAGACTTACCTTACAAGATAGCTCTGGTGTTCGTTGGACTGATGCAGAATTATTAATTTATATTAATGATGCACAACGCGAGATTGCAAATATAAAACCTGACTCAACTGCCACACATTTAAATGTTCAGTTGTCAACAGGAACCGAACAAACGTTGCCTTCCGGCGGACTTCGTCTTATTAAAATAACTAGAAATATGTCAGGGACAGCTTCAGATGCGACAGGTTCTAAGGCAATTAGAATTGTAGAAGAAGACTTATTAAACTCTATTGAACCAGATTGGCATGATCCAACAGTAGCGGGTTCTTCAGCGCATGGTTCAATCATTAAAAATTATATTTTTGACGCTGATGATCCTAAAAAGTTTTATGTATATCCGGGAGTAGCTTCGGGCTCTAGTGCTTATATTGAACTAATATACTCAAAATTACCCACTGATCTAAGTTCTGTTTCTAGCACTATTGATATAGAAGATACTTATGGAAATGCTATTTTAAATTTTGTGTTATATAGAGCTTATTTAAAAGACGCTGAGTATGCAGGAAACCAACAAAGAGCGGGTACGCATTTTCAATTATTTTTAAATAGCGTTGGAACCGGCGGTTCCGCAGATATAATACTTGACCCAAATTCAGACAGAAACGCTGGTCCAACAATGATGCCGGCGCCAGGAGTATAGTATGGCAAATTTTAGTTCCTTAGTTAAAGAAGTTTTACCTTATGTTCCAAACTGTCCGGATACTTTAATTGAATCTAATTTAAGATCAGCAACCATTGAACTTTGTGAAAGATCAAAAGCATATGTTTTTGATTTAGATCCAATTACAACTATAAGTGGTGTTTATGAGTATGAGTTTGATCAACCTGCGGGTACAGACGTTCATCAAATACTTTGGATGACATATGATGGAGATGATTTAGACCCAATTAGTCCTAGAAGTTTAGAACTAAACTATCCCGACTGGAGAAACAAAACCGCTTTACCACAAGTTTACTTACAAAAAAACCCGGATACTTTTTGGGTTGTACCAGTCCCTAATTCATCAGTTACAAATGGTTTACAAATAAGCGTTGCTTTAAAACCAACTAGAACCTCAAACAATATTAGCACTGATTTTTCAAATGATTATAGAGACGGAATTATTTATGGTGCTCTATATAGATTGCTTAGAATCCCAAGAAGAGATTGGTCTGATTCACAAGCAGCTGCAGATTATTTAGGTTTGTTTAACCAAGAAGTAACACAAGCAGAACAAAGAGCAAGAAGCGGTGATTTAGGTGTACGTAGATTAGTTAAATACCGTGGTACAGGGTTGTCACCGCGTAAAAGGTATAAGCGATATGGTTCAGAGATCGACTATTAATGGAATATCCGTCGAAGAAATACCTGTAGATGAGATTCGGTATGCTTATGAAAGAATTGAATCTGATCTACATGTCATAAGAAATAAAAGTTACTCTGATTGGATACCAGCAGATATATATCTAGCATTACGTAATAAAAATGCTACGTTATATATGTTTTATGAAGCTGACAAATATGTTGGCTTTGTTATCTGCTCATTAATCGCAGACCCAGGTGGCGAACCTACGCTATTTATCTGGGCAAGTTATCAAAAACCAGAGTATAATTATAGGGAAGTAGGGTTTACTTTTTTAGATAAGCTAGCCCTAGAAAAAAATGTGAAGACATTAGAGTTTCACACAAGTAGACCAGGATGGGCCAGGGTTGCACGGAAGCACGGATTTGAATTAACAAGTTATGTTTATAAAAAAGAATTATGAGTTCAAAACCAAAAAAACAAAATTTTCAAGCTTCTGAACAAGAGAAAGCACTTGCTTCTGTAAGCAAAGCAGAGAAAGATTACTTTAATCAAAAGTATGGACCCTTGCTTCGAGAGATGCGGGACCTTTCTGAGAAAGAAGATTTAGGAGGACTAGCGCGTGGTACAGCACAAGCTGATACTATGCAGGCTTTAAGCAGTCGACCTAGCTTAGCTGCAGCTCGTTCTGTTGATCAAGCCGCTGATTTAGCTTCCGCTGCTTCTGCACAACAATTACAGGGTAGTGCACAAGCTTTAGGTGCTCAAAGACAAAGACAAATTGGGGTCTTAGGTACCGCAAGAGGTCAAGCTGCTGAGGCTCAATCCGGTTTAGCGCAAGCTGCTAGGATTCAATCTACAAAACAATTACAAGAAGCCAAAGCAAAACAAACTATTAGAAACGCGCGTTTAGCTGCAGGTGTTCAGTTAGGAACTACTTTCGGATTACAGGGCGCAAAAAATATATCTAATGGTCAGGGTTTCTTTGGGAGTGGCAGTATGAAAGACCGGCTGAAGAACAGTGGTATACAAGACTATTTCGGGTTGGGTATGAACCCAACATCGAATGTTCCGGAGATATAAGTTATGGCTCTATATGATAATTTACCCCTGCAAAAAACTATTTCTTCTATAAGCAGTTTACCTCAGGTAGCAGACCCAGAAAAAGTTTATGCCGGTATTACTAGAGACGATTTTGAGAATTATTTAAAAGATTTTCGTCCTTTTGAAGAACGTTTGATTGCAGCAAAAGATGACACATCTTTAACCGATAGAGCTAGAGAAGATTCTTTAAGACAGGGTCAAATTGCTAAAGAAATGCAACAACGAAATATTGAGAGATATGGTGGAGCGGGTTTAAGTGCTGCACAGCAACAAGAACAACAACGCGCTTTACAAAGAGGGACGCAATTAAACCTTGCTGGGGGGCTAAATAATGCTCTTATACAACAAAGGGAAATTAACCAGCGCACGTTAGCAGATTTAATAAATATTGGCCAGGGCGTAAACCGAAGCTCTTTATCTGGGCTTGGCGAAGCTTCAGCTATGGCTGCTAATAGACAAGCAGCTTACAAAAACGCCAAAGCTCAACACTCCTCACAAATGATGTCAATGGGTGCGGGACTCGGTTCACTAGCTTTAATGGCATTTGGGATATAAATTATGGCAGATCCATTTACTTCAGCAGTACAAAGTTTTTCTCAATTTAATAGGCAGGGTTTAGCAAATCGACAAACCCAACAAACAATGGAGATGAACCAACTTGCGTTAGACTCAGAAAATGCAAGCAGAGCATTAAACGAATTTGAGGGGTCTGGGCTCGTCCAATTTAATTCAGATACCAACAGTTATATGGTCGCCCCAGATTGGTACCAAAAGCTACAAAAAATCCCTGAGACTGAAAGGCAGTCTTTATTAGCGGGAGTACAGTCTTTCCTTGGGGCATATGAGGACAAAGGAAAGATAGAAGTTGGGCAGATATCTAGTTTAGTTCCTGTAAAAAACAAACTTCCTACATCGTTACAAGATGCTTCGGAAGAAGAAAAACAAGCTTGGTTAAATGATAAAAATAATGTGGCTTATACCATTCCTATAAAAAGAAAAGATGGCGTGTTTAGTTTTTTAACAAGAAACCGGTCTTCTGATCCAAGCGACGACGAAGCAGTTATTTTAAGTGGGTCACAAGTTGCGTCATGGATAGGGGCAAGAGCTAATAAATTAAATAGGTTGCGTAATCCAGAAGCTTATAGAGCGGGCGCTATATTAACTCAAGAGCAAGAAAGTTTATCTCCTACAGGCACTGGTAAAGCAGGAGTTACTTTTGATACTCTTATGGATGAGTTAACAAATGAGTTAGATCGAGTAGAAACTAATCCAGATTTAGCGGGCACGGGCGCACAAACAGATTCTCTTGGGCAAGTTCTTTCTTTGTGGGAAACCACTATAGATGAAAATTTAAAAC